CACTAGCGGCCATGCTTGGTCAGGTACTCGCGGAGTTCTCGGGCGCGGGTCGCCGCAGCCATGCGGCGATGAGCCTCGGCGTCACGCTGCCGAACGAACGCATCGTAGGACCGCTGGGCAACTTTCACGTCGGTGTCGGGGTACGCGGGAAAGGTCGTTGGGGAAACATCCAGCAACGAGTCGATGCGCTGAATCGTCCTGACGCTGCGACCTTCCTCGACAGCCCACGAGTCGCCGCCGCTCGGCACGGTGAACGAGAACGACGAGCCACGCACGATCCCCGCACGGATGTTCGCAGCGATGTCCCGCCCGTACGTCGTGTCAGGCACCGGGAACTCGTACCGCAGCCCGACCTCGTCCACCTTGAGCGACAACGTGCCGGGATACCTCGCGAGCGGGTAGTTCGCGTCGTGATTCCAGAGGGCGCGAGTCTCCAGCGGCCGTCGCCGCCCGCGACGCTCGGCGACGATACCGAACGCACCAGGATCGATCCGCTCGATGAACGAGCCTTCGAGCTCCAGCGAAAGCACGCCGAACTTCGCGGCGTAGCCGACGATGTACTCACGCTCGCTGCCGTCGTCCTCGCTGCGGCTCTCGACCGCGAGCAGCGGGACAGCCGACTCGACCTCGTCAATCGCCAGACTGCGGCGCTCGATGTTCATCGTCGTGCTCCTGTCGTTCTCGTCCGCTGCGTTCATCTGCGTCACAAGTTTTCTGCTCCATGAATAGCCCGAGTCGCCACCCCACAGGGCGTGTGCTATCCGACCGTTCGACGGGAATCCGGTCTCGCCCGGACTCCATCCCTCGCCTTGCCTGTCGCTCTGATGCCGGTCGAAGAACGCCTTCATCCTGCGTGCCGTCTCGGGGCTGATCGTCGTGCCGTTGCTCAGGTCTCTTGCGCGAGCCACGCCGACTGCCGTGCCGCCTCGGCCGTACTCTCTTCGCCAATCGAGTCCTTTCTGCGCTTCTTCACGCACGCCCGACGGCGGCGAGAAGTCGATGTGGTCATACCTAGCCGCCACGCTTCCGCCTCCGTGGCTTCGCCCGTGGCTCCTCCGCAGGCGGCGGCTCGGGCAGCGGGTCGATCTTCGTGAGCGTCGAGACCTTGTGTCCGACCTGCGTGTCGGTCGCCCGCCAGCCGCCGCTGACTTCCTCGTAGACCGTGATGAGCGCCGCCGGGTCGTCCTCGGTTGAGTCGATCTTGAAGTCCGTCCCCGGCACATCGAGAGTGCCGTCGCCCATGACGTAGTCGATGCGGCCACGAGCTCGCCCGCCAGACGAGCCCCACGAGACGAAGTCGCCTTCGGCGACGGTGCCGGGCTCGGCTCGCTCTTCGAGCGACCTCGCGGGGGCGTCTTCGACGACCGGCACTTGCTGCGGCTGCGCATCCGCTGCTACTGCCGGTTGACGCTCGACCACCCCTGCGAGGATCGCGTCGATCTGTGCGGGCGGGATGCTCGGGAATGACGCAGCGATCATCGCTGCCGCACCCTCGCGGGTGACAAAACCGTCGGAGATCGACTGCACGATGGCGATGAGCCCGGTGATCTGGGCACCGTTGAGGCTGACCTCGGCGACCTGGGGCGTGGCGTCCTCAACGACCACCTCCTCGACGACCGGAGCGGGCTCGCCTTCGGCTGCGGCCACGCCGCCCTCGACCGCCTGACCGTCGATGCCGCTGCCCTCTTGCTGCTGGGCGAGTACGTCATCGACCGAAGGCGGTGCCCCGAGCGTGCCCATGTTCAGCGGGCGATACCGCTCGTCGCCACCATCGACCGGGTTGCGGTTCTCTAGTTCGAGGATGTCGTTCGTCGAAAGCGCTCCGATGTCCCACATCGCCCGGTAGTACGCCGAGCGGCTCGCGGCGTCACCACGCATGAGCCCGCGAACGTCGAACTCGACGAAGTAGCGGTCGTCGTCGCTGATGAGGTCGCGCTGAAACGCCGACTCGAAGCGACGCAGCCACGGGAGGATCGTGTGCTGCACGTAGTCGAGACCGGCGTGCTCCACCGAGCCGGGACTCGTCTCGGCACCGAGCAGGTGGAGAGGCACGCGAAACAACCGGGCGATCTCGGCCAACTGCCACTTCCGAGCCTCGATGAACTGCGAATCGTGCATCGATGCTTGCGGGATCTCGATCGGCTTGAGTCCGCCGACGAGCACCGCCGTGCGGTTGCTGTTGTTCACGCCGCCGTGCATCCGCTCCCAGTTGGCACGCAGCGACTCGCGGGCCTCGGCGTTGAGCTCGCCATCCGTGCTGAGCACAAAGCCCGGCCTCGCTCCGTTGCCGAAGAATCGGGCACCGTGGAGCTCGCACGCCCGAGCCAGCGCGATCGCGTCCTTGCAACTCTCGACGACGCTCATGCCATGAACGCCGTCGTCGCTCGGCCCACGCATGTGCAGGATCGCGTCCTGCGAGTACACCGTCTCGCGGCCGTTCTCCTCGCGGTACTTGTAGCGAAGCCGCCCGTTCTCAATTCGCTCGACCTTCATGCGGGACGGGTGCAGCGGAATGAGTTGATCGACAGCACCGGACGCTCCCGAGCGGATCTCGCTGTAAGCGTCGCCCCAGAGCCCGACGTGGAAGACCGCCTGCTCACGCCACTCGAAGCTCGTCTGCCATTCGTTGGGCTGCTGGTGGAGACGACGATAAAGCGGCAACTCGACGGCACGGCGAGTCCCGCGAGTCATCCGTTCGAGCACGTGGAGCGGCAGGCTCGCGACGCTCTCCGACAGGATTCGCAAGCACGCGAACACCGCCGACACTTGCAGCGCGTTGCTCGCGTCGATGCGGATACCGGCGGCCGAGCGGGACGAGTACTCCTCGTCCCACATCCGCTCCTCACCGGGGAGCCAGAGAATTCGATGCTGTGCGTTGGCGATCATCAGACGAAAAAGATCTCAGGGGTGCCCGAGGGCTTTTGCTCCTGCTCGGATCGCATCCACGAGCCGATGCCCTGGCAGAGGGCGACGATGCCGTCGATACGCTCCGTGCTGGCGGTCTTGCTCGGGTAGATGTTGCCGTGCCGGTCCTCGTGAACAGCGACGTTGCCTGCACACCACGTGAGCACCGGATGCCCGCCGTGCCGCACCATGCCGTTGAGCACGAGGTTCTCCAGCGTCTTGGCGGGAGCCGACATTCCGGGCCCGCCTTGGGGATATCCTCGCACGTCCAGCCCGTCCCCTTGCAGTAAGTTTGCCAACATCTGAGCGTTGAACTTCATATCGACCGCCAACTGACGCACCCGGTAGCGGTCGCAGATCGCCTTGATGTCAGCGTGGAGCCGGGTGTAGTCGGTGACGTTGCCGTCGGTCACCCGGATCTGCCCGTCCCGAATCCACCCGAGGTAGTCCACCTTGTCACGCTGAGCCCGCTCTACGGCGTTGGCTTCTGGAATCCAGAAGAACGGCAGCACGTCGATCGTGTTGTCCTCGGGATCTGGGCAGACGAGCACCAGGGCCGAGAGGTCGTACGTGCTCGCGAGATCGAGCCCGGCGTAGACGGGACGTTCGTCAAAGTCCCGCAGCGGGTTCGCACAGCGAGCCCACGCCGCCGGAGCGATCCACCGCGTGTCCTGCGTTGTCCAGACATTGAGCCGGTAGCGGAGGAACGAGTTGAGCTTCGTCGGCGACTGCTCGGCCTCGCGGGCGTCGGCCGCGAACGACTCCTCGGTGATCGTCTCGCCGAGCGACGGGTTCGCCTTCCGCCAGACCTTCGGGTCTTTCCACGAGCCGTCGGTCGCACAGTCGGGCGGTGCCGCGTAGATGCACCCGTAGAACGTCGGATCGTACGCCGGGTCTGCGATGCACTTCTCAGCGTAGGAGTGCTGCTCCCAGCAGATGCTGCGACGGTCATAGCCAGCCGTGGTGATCGACAGGATGAGAGGCTGACGACGGGCAGCACCGCCGTATCGCAACGCATCCCAGAGCCGACGGTCCCGCTGGGCGTGGAGCTCGTCGAAGAGGAGCATGTGGATGTTGAGCCCTTCGGCCCGGAACGCATCCGCCGAGAGCACCCGGTAGAACGAGTTCGTCTGGCGATCGACGATCGTCTTCCGCGAGTCGATCACTTCGAGCCGCTTCGACAGCGACGGCGACGCACGCACCATCGACGCCGCTTCGCGGTAGATGATGCCCGCCTGTTCGCGGTCACTGGCAGCGCCGTAGATCTCGGCACCCGGCTCGTTGTCGCAGACGAGACCGTAGAGGGCGACGCCCGCGAGGGTCGTGGATTTGCCCTGTTTTTTCGGCAGCTCGATGTATGCCGTCCTGAACTGTCGCGTACCGTCTGGCTTCACTCTGCCGAACACGTCGGAGAGCATCTTCCGCTGCCACTCCAAGAGCAGGAACGGCTGGCCCGCCTTCTGTCCCTTGCTGTGCCGAAGGATCTCCTCGAAAAACCGACGCACGAGCGTCTCTTTCCTCGGGTCGATCGGCGGGATCAGATCAGCCGTGCGACTTGAGGAGTTCCGCGAGGTCGTCCTTTGGCGCTTCGTTCTTTTGACCAAGTCGCACCCTGCTACTCGGAGTCAGCCCGAACTCGGTCATCAGCGACGCCTGGAGCGAGACGAGCCCGCGATAGAGCGAGCCAGCCGGGTTCGGCTTCACGCCGCCGAGGTCAGTGTGAATCACCGATCCACTTGCTCGGAGTTCGAGCAGGCACGACTGCGCCGCTGCGTGAACCTCGCACAGCGTCGCGAGCGCCTCGCCGTCGCCGAGCGTCAGCACACCCATGCCCGAAAGCAGCGACGCGAGCTCGTTCCACTTGGCAACGGCGACCGGTTCGGCCGCGAGTCGCTCGGGCATCGGCGGCACACCGAGCGGAGCCGACGGTTCGCGGAGCGAACCACGCGCGGTGCCGTCGGCGATCTTCAACGCGGTCGGCTTCGGCTTGCGGCCACGGGTCGCCATGTTTCACGCGGCAAAAACGCCGTTCCTATTCCGCAATTCGCGCACGTGGCGGCAACGGATGGCTTTCGTCATCGCCATGCCACCTTGGCAGGGGGCTATGGGGTGCCTTTCGCACGCGCCGCCGTCTCGTTCGCTGTCTTCCTGCTGTGACACGAGTGACACAAGCACTGCCCGACATCCACGTCATACCGCGAGCGGCCATCGACACAGACCTTCGTGCCCGGCACGACCGGCGACACATGGTCAGCGTGGGCGTTGCCCTTCTCGCCGCAGACGTGACCGCACGCACGGCACGTCCAGTTGTCACGCAAGAGAACAGCACGTCGCCACGCTGAGTGACGCCTGTCCGAGTAGCCCCGCTGGTATCCGTTGGGGCGATTCTCTTTCCGCTTGATCCGGTAGTTCGGCCGGGCCGCCCGGATGAACTCGATGCGCTGCGGCATAGCCTCACGCTACCACGCGCCCCCGTATCGCTTGCAGTTCTGCGTCCATCATGCCCGCCACCAGCCCATCGAACGTCACCCTCGGCACCCAGCCCAGCGCTCGGCGTGCCTTACTCGCGTCGCCCTGTAGCAGGTCCACCTCGGCCGGTCGGTAGTACCTCGGGTCGATCTCGACGTGGTCTCGGTAGTCCAGCCCAACGTGGGCAAACGCCCGCTCGCAGAACTCCCGCACGCTGTGCGTCTCGCCGGTCGCGATGACGTAGTCGTCGGGTTCGTCCTCTTGCAGCATGAGCCACATCGCCTCGACGTAGTCGGCTGCGTGGCCCCAATCCCGCCGGGCGTCGAGGTTGCCCAGGTACAGCGTCTCGGTGATGCCGCTGGCGATGCGTGCCGCTGCCCGTGTGATCTTGCGGGTCACGAACGTCTCGCCCCGCCTCGGGCTCTCGTGATTGAACAGGATGCCGCACGATGCGTGCATCCCGTAGCTCTCGCGGTAGTTCACCGTGATCCAGTGAGCGTAGACCTTCGCCACGCCGTACGGTGATCGTGGCCGAAACGGCGTCGTCTCCCGCTGGGGTGTCTCGGCGACCTGCCCGTACATCTCGGAGGAGGACGCTTGATAGACACGGCACCCAGGCACGACGCGGGCGGCTTCGAGGACGTTGAGCGCTCCGATGCCGACCGCTTCCGCCGTGTACGCGGGTTGGTCAAACGACACCCGTACGTGCGACTGTGCAGCGAGGTTGTACAGTTCGTCGGGCTCGATCTCGGCGACGAGCCGTGCCATAGCGCCGCCGTCGGTCACGTCGCCGTAGTGGAGGTTGAGCCGGTTGAAGATGTGCTCGATCCGCTGCGTGCCGAACGTGCTGGACCGTCGCACGATGCCGTGGACGACGTAGCCCTTCGCGAGCAGGAGCTCAGCGAGGTAGGAGCCATCCTGCCCGGTGATGCCGGTGATCAGAGCGACGCGCATTGATCCCTCCACCACGAGACCGTCTCGGCGATGCCGTTCTCCAGGCTGACCCTCGGCGTCCACCCGAGAATCTCGCGGGCTCGCGTGGCATCGACCGCACGGCGTGGCTGACCGTCGGGCTTCGAGGAGTCCCAGCGGATCGTGCCCATGTAGCCGCACTCACCCGCGATCATCTCGGCCAACTTCCTCATCTGCACTTCGCCGCCGCCGCCCAGGTTGATCGGATCGGGCGTCGTCACCGTCTCCGCTGCTCGCACGATGCCCTCGGCAGCGTCGTCCACGTGGAGGAACTCTCGCGACGCACATCCCGTCCCCCAGAGCGTGACCGGGTCGGTGCGGCAGAATCGGCGGATCATCGCAGGTATGACGTGCGACGATGCCGGGTCGAAGTTGTCGTGCGGCCCGTACAGGTTCGTCGGAATCACAACGGCACCCGGTAGGGAATACTGCTTGTGGTACTGCTTGAGCAGTTCGTACACAGCTCGCTTCGCCACGCCGTACCCGGCGTTCGTCGTTTCGGGGTAGCCATTCCACAGATCCGACTCGACGAACGGCACGGGCGGGTCTAGTGGATAACTGCACACCGTCCCGACGACGACGACCTTCTCGACCTCGAACCGTCGGCACTGCTCGATGACGTGCAAGCCCATCGCGAGGTTCGCGTAGGTAAACCTTCCTGGCGTCGCCATGTTCGCCCCGATGCCGCCGACTTCGGCCGCGAGGTGCAAGACGACCTCTGGCCTGTGATCGTCAAACAGGTCGATCGTGTCCTCCTCGCTGGTCAGGTCGCAAGCGACCCTGCGAGGCACGATCACGTGGCGGCATCCGCGACTGTGCAGCACGCGGCAGACTGCCTTGCCGAGAAACCCGGCACCGCCCGTGACGAGGATTCGCTTGGTTGAGATGTCCATGCCCGCATGGTGTCGGGCGTGTCAACTCAGCCGTCCTCGTTCCGGCTCGCGAAGTAGCCCGTTCTCGTCCACCTCGACGTGCGTCGCCGGGTCATATCCGCCGTTCACGACGGGATACCACCGGGAGTGGTACTGCCGATCGGCGAGGCTCCCGTGGTGCAGGTGCATCGCGTCACCGGGCAGGCAAGCGATCTCGCCTCGGACCTTCACGTACGCCACCTCCGACCACTCGCGGAAGTGCCTCGCCATCGGCTCGTTCATGATCCGCAGGCAGCGTTTCACTTGGTGGTTCGTCCATCCCTCGACCATCATCGAGTCGCCGCTGCCTACGATGTGCCGATCGTAGAGCGGCCAGATGTCGCGTCGTGCCGCCCACGCACCGCCGGGACAGCAGTTCTGCTCGC